AAAAAGTAAAGTTCAAGGAGGAAGATTCACATGTCTTGAGTGGTGCGAGAAGTATGGTTTTCAATGTGCCGAAGAGACAGTTCCTAACGAATGGATTCATGAAAAATAATTTTTTTCGTCGGTATTTTTCTTAATGACGAAAAATATTTTAAAAGGGGAATAATGGGAGAACAAAGTCAATGTGTTTCACATGCACCTTGTCCACGTTGTGAGAGTGTAGATAATCTTGCTATTTACGATGATGGACATGGCTGGTGTTTCACTCCAGGATGCGGTTATAGACAGAATGGAGAACAATCTACAGACCAAATATTTGAGGAGAAAAATCTAATGGAGTTTATCAAGGGGGAAATTGAACCTTTAAAGAAGCGAGGAATAAACAAAAATACAGTTGACAAATGGAACTACGAAATTGGAGAGTTCAAAGGCAAAAAAGTACAGATTGCTAATTACAAAAAGGACGGAAGAGTAATAGCTCAGAAGCTCAGGTTTCCTAACAAAGATTTCCTGTTTATTGGTGACACTAAGGAAGCAGGTTTATATGGGAAACACTTATGGGAAAAGGGGAAGATGATCACGATCTGTGAGGGTGAACTGGATGCTTTGTCAGTCTCTCAGGCACTAGGAAACAAGTGGCCTGTAGTGTCGGTTCCTACAGGTGCAGCAGGAGCAAAGAAAGCTATTCAGAATGACTTAGAATACCTTGAGAACTTTGAGTCAGTTATCTTGATGTTTGACAACGATGAAGCAGGTCAAAAAGCTGTGGATGATTGCGTTCAGTTGTTCAGTCCTGGAAAAGTAAAGATAGCGAATCTTCCACTTAAAGATCCAAATGAAATGATACAAGCTGGAAGAGGTGCAGAAATTATCAATCAGATTTGGAACGCAAAATCATATAGACCTGATGGAATTATAGATGGTCAGGATACTTGGGAACTAGTCAGTACTACTCAGAAATCTGAAAGTATGCCTTATCCATTCAATGGACTCAACAATATGACACAAGGCATCAGAAAAGGAGAAATAGTTACGATCACAGCAGGTTCAGGAGTAGGAAAGAGTCAGGTCTGTAGAGAGATAGCTTATTCCTTAATGCTTCAAGACCAGAAAGTTGGTTACTTAGCATTAGAAGAGAACACAAAGCGTACTGCATTAGGATTCATTGGACTTTACTTAAATAAACCAATCCACTTACAGAGTGTGGATTATACACCTGAAGAATTAAAGGAGGGATTTGACAATGTATTGGGAACTGGGAATTTGTTTTTGTATGATCACTGGGGGTCTATGGAAATCTCCAATCTTTTCAGCAAGATTCGGTACTTGGTTAAAGGAGTGGGATGCACTCACATTGTTCTTGATCACATTACCATCATTTTATCTGGTCTGGAAGGTGGTGATGAACGTAGGCTTCTAGACTTTGTAATGACCAAGCTGAGAAGTCTCGTTGAAGAAGTCCAATGTTCATTGATTTTAGTTAGTCATTTACGAAGACCACAAGGAGACAAAGGACATGAGGAAGGAGTTAGAACTACTTTAAATCAACTCAGAGGTTCACATGGAATAGCTCAGTTATCAGACATAGTAATTGGATGTGAAAGAAACCAACAAGATGAAGAGAATCCTGACCTCACTACAGTTAGAGTCTTAAAAAATAGATGGACAGGAGAAACAGGAATAGCTAATACTCTTTTTTATTCAAAAGAAACTGGAAGAATGATTGAAACTCTTTCTTCTGAAACATCTTCTGAATATGGGTTTGAGAAAACACAAGCAAAGGAGGACTTCTAATGAAGAATATAATATTAGATATAGAAACAGATGGACTACTAGATACAGTTACAAAAGTTCATTGTCTGGTCTATAAAACCAATGATCTGATTACAGTAGCTACTACGGAGGAGCAGATATTAAAAGCTCTTGATGTACTACGAACAGGTCAGGTCATTGGTCATAATGTCTTAGGATTTGACTTAGAAGTTTTGAAACGACTTTATGATTTTGAACTTCCATTGATACAAGTTACAGATACATTGATTCTCAGTAGGCTTCTCCATGCAGATCTAAGAACTGAAGACTCAAAAGTAAAACGATTAGAGCCGAAGTATTGGGGATCTCATGCGTTGAAAGCTTGGGGATTCAGACTTGAGAAAGATAAAGGGACTTACCTTGAAGAGAATGGTTGTTCTGAAGTATCTCAGGAGATGATTGATTACTGTATAAACGATGTCGAACTAACGGATATTTTATGGAAGAATTTTAACTGGCGTTTACCATCCGAAGATTCGATATGGTTGGAACATAACATTGCTAACATTTGTAACACACAGGAGAAACATGGGTTTAAATTTAATGAAGGAAAAGCAATTGAATTATATTCACAACTTGCAAAAAAGCGTGATGAATTATCTGAAGAACTCAAAAAAATCTTCGGAAGCTGGCTCATCAACGAAGGACTTAGACGTAATGAACTTTATTCTAAAGTTAAAATTATTGAGTTCAATCCTAACTCTAGACAGCACATTGCAAAAAGACTCAAAGAACTTAGAGGTTGGGAACCGCAAGAGTTCACTCCAACTGGCGAAGCTAAAGTTGATGAGAGTATTCTCAGCAAGCTAAAGTTTCCAGAAGCTCAGAAAATGACTGAGTATTTGATGTTGAATAAAAGAATCTCACAGCTTGCAGAAGGAGAGCAAGCATGGCTAAAACTAGTTAAAAATGGGAGGATTCATGGCAGAGTTAACACCATGGGAGCATCGACTTCACGCTGTTCTCACTCAAACCCGAACCTCGCTCAAGTTCCGAATCTTAACGCACCCTATGGGACGGATTGTAGGACTCTATTTACACCAGATAGAGGAGAGAAACTATTGGGGGTTGATGTCAGTGGGCTTGAGTTGCGGTGTTTATCACATTATTTATCTCTCTATGACAATGGTGAATATGGTCAGAAACTTTTGGAAGAAGACATTCATACTGTTAATCAAGAAGCCGCTGGTTTATCTACAAGGGATCAAGCGAAGACCTTCATTTATGGTTTTTTGTATGGCGCAGGAGATCAAAAAATTGGGGAAATTGTGGGGAAAGGGAAAAAAGAGGGGAAACTTTTAAAGAAGAAATTTCTTACTCAGCTTCCAGCACTAAAAAAACTCAGGACAAAAGTTCAAACAAAAGCTGTGGAACGTGGAGCATTAAAAGGATTAGATGGTAGGAGTGTTCCAGTACGATCTACACATGCAGCATTGAATACGTTGCTTCAGTCAGCAGGAGCTATTATATGTAAGCGTTGGGTTGTTGAGACTCACAGGTTACTAGAAGAAAATGGTTTTAAATGTGGACAAGATTATTCTCAAGTAGCCTTTGTTCATGATGAGATTCAATTTACAGTCAAGGAGAAACATGCGGAAAGGATTGGTCAACTTTGCACCAAGGCAATTAACATTACAGGGGATAGATATGACTTACGAATACCCCTCACCGGAGAGTACAAAATCGGAAACAGTTGGTCTGAAACCCATTGATAACCATGCTATCGGACTGTCTGGAGAATCTCTTGTACGATATTTATTGCACAGGTGGAAATATGACATCTATGCACCAGATAATCCATCCACCTCAGTTGACTTTGCAATTAAGAATGGTGATGAGTGGGCTACGATTCAAGTTAAGACTACCCAAGTAAAAAATAGTGTCTGTCTAAAACGTGAGTCTAGTAGAAGGAGTGGGCAGAGTAAAGTCTATGAATATTCGGAAGGTGATTTTGATTATTTATTTGCAGTCAAATTCCCCAAGGTTTATGTAGTCCCATTCACATCTCTTAAAAATAAATCTTATGTTGGATTAAAAGATTATGAGGACTTTGCTTATGATCTTAATGATCCATTTACATATTCACATCCACCACATTTATTGGGAGAACTAAATGAATAGAGTAGCAGTTATTGATGCAGACATTATTCTGTATAAAGCATGTCGAGTTGCAGAAGAAGAAGTGGATTGGGGGGATGATCAATGGATACTTTGGTCAAATCTTAACCTTGTTAAAACAATTATTGATGATCAGGTAGATCTGATAGTTGAAGAGATGGAAGCAGATAGAAGTATTCTTTGTTTCTCAGATGTTAAAAATTATCGAAAAGAAGTAAATCCTGAATACAAAGCTAATCGAAGAGGAGGAAGAAAACCTCTCTGTTTTAAACCAGCACTTCAGTATTGCAAAGATACTTATCCATATCGTCAGTTTGATAATCTTGAAGCTGATGATGTAATTGGAATCATCGCAACAACTGAGAACGAAAATGATTATGTGATTGTAAGTGAAGATAAAGATCTCCTAACAATTCCAGGATTACATTGGAATCTAAAAACTAAAGAATTATATACTTTATCTGAAAAAGAAGCAGACTTTAATTTCCTTACTCAAACTTTAACAGGAGATTCAGTTGATAATTATAAAGGCTGTCCTAGTGTAGGAAAAGTAACAGCAGAAAGACTATTAAGATCTGCGACTACAGAAGGAGAAGATCTTTGGGAAACTGTTGTCGCTAGGTATGAGAAAGCAGGACTAAAAGAAGAAGATGCTATCTTGAATGCTCGTATGGCAAGGATACTCAGGAAGTGTGACTACAATAGACAAACTGAAGAAGTTAAACTATGGAGTCCTTATGTCTAACTATGATATGGATCAAATTGAAAGGGAAAGATCTCAAAAACAAAAAGATCAATGGCATTCATACATTGATGACAATTTAGTAAAATCCAAACCTTGTCAGCAATGGGATGCACAAACTCAGAGCTATGTGAACGTCATAGAGGATCACATTGATCAAGAGCATGAAAAGATGACCAAAGATCCTGTGGGTTATGAACGAAGGAACAGTCTTAAAAGTATCTTACCCTTGGGAAATAAAGATTATCCAGAAGATGATCAGGAGAACATACGAAAGATTAGGATACAGAACTGGAAGAAGAATCCATTAAATATTGATAGGGAATCAATCACAGAACCTAAGCATTATCAGGATTTTGAAATCTCTCCTCTTGAATACATAATCAAAAATGAGTTGGATTTTATGGAGGGAAACATCATCAAGTATGTGAGTCGCTATCAATTCAAAGGAGGCGTTAATGACTTGTTGAAAGCTAAAACTTATTTAGAAAAACTTATTGAAAAAGAGAGGATGAAAAATGAATAAATTACCAAGCCAATACCAAGAGTATATACACCTCAGTAGATATTCCAGATGGATACCAGAAAAGAAAAGAAGAGAAACATGGGAAGAAACTGTTACTCGATACTTTAAATTCTTTGAAGAACACTTACAGGAGAACTACAACTATGAAATTCCTAAGAAGCTCCGAAGGGAACTGGAAGAAGCAGTACTTTCCCTGCAAATTATGCCGTCAATGAGGTGCTTAATGACCGCAGGACCAGCACTAAAGAAAGAGAACATAGCAGGATACAACTGTGCTTATACTCCTATTGACTCTATGAAATCTTTTGATGAAATCCTATATGTCCTAATGAATGGTACAGGTGTAGGTTTTTCAGTCGAGAGTAAACATACTGAGCAG